GATCAATTTTCCTTAGGCTGCGTATGTTAGATCGCCAGTTCCGTCGAACGCAATTGAATACTCAACTGCTCCGTCAAAACTTGCGCTTCTTGATACGCTTGTTAAGATTGCGCTACCGCTATAGTAACTGCCTCCAGTACCTGCTGGGTACAATTCGAAATCGATTGTATCGCCAACACGGATACGGCTTGTTGTACCAACAACATCCGCACCATCAGCACTGTCAGGAACAGTAGTATCTGCTGAATCCGCATCGTGTCCCAAGTTAACATCGTTGTCATCCCAGTATCCATCAACTGTGCCAGAGAAACCTCTGAAAGTTGATAGGATTGAACGACTAGTGTCTCCCATTGTTGTAACATCAATGGTTTCACTTGTCTCTTCTAGGTTGAAACTTGTAACATGTAGCAATGCGTATACAGTTCCACCATTAGGTCCAACCTTTACAACGCCATTTACGCCTTTAATTTCGCTCATCGTGTTCTATCCTTTATATATAAAGTTGCGCTCTTGCGCTCTTATGTATTACCTCGAGTATAGTAATATTTCACTGTCCACACTATTGCCGCTTGTCCAAATGGAGCAGTTTCGGCAATTTCACGGATAATCACTTCGCTTGTGCCACTGTTGCTTGCGTTGCCGCCCATGGTAACATCAGTGCTTAACCGCTCTTCAATCAACTCAATAATAGAGTTACGAGCAGTATCTCTGTTGTTGCCATGTACAACAATGTTGATCAAGAAGTCCATGGTTCCTTCACGCCTTACAGCGTCACCAAAACTAACATCCTCCCTGACCTCGTTTGCTGTTTCAACAAGCACATGCGGAAATGCTGTAACCGCTAATTGCGTTAAATCAGTAGGTTCGCGAGTAACACTCCCTACCTGACTGATTGCGCCTATTTGAGTAACAATGTGTGCCGCAATGTCTTCACGCTTGCTCATCTATAAATCCTATCTTGTCTAACTTTGTGCTTTTCAGTTCTCGTAACTGTGCCATCGTTGTCCAGATCGTATTCAACGCCCTGGGCGATTTCCATGTCGATTTCTTCATGGAATCTATTACGATAGTATTCAATCATAGTCTGGAAAGTATCTCCGCCGACTTGAAAAGGACTTAGTAAAGGAAGGATATGAGCATATAACGCTCTGAACACTGTGGCACGAGTCCATTGTGTATCAGTTAGCAATGTGGCATCAAATTCAGCACCAACGGCTCTACCAATTTGATCAAATCCTTGGGTAAAGGTTTTGTTATACCAGTTAACTTCGAGATAACGGTTTACATCACTCTCGGCTTCGGTTAACTGAGTGGTAAAGTCAGTGATACCGTGATTTACAATACTTGGAACATACTGTGTTAAATCTGAATTTGTAGCGTATGCCATATCCTATCCTCCCTCAATTATAGAGTTGCGTCTGAAGTGATCTTAACAATCTTGTTTTGATCTAGGATTGCGCTGGCAAAGGCAGCACTAGATACTACCTCAAAACCTCTGATCGATTCATCACGCTGCGTAGCAATACGAAGATCACGCTTCATTACCATACCAATAGCGGCAGGATGGAACACAGCACTAACTGCGTCACCGGCGGTATCTACTTCAATCGCGGCACTTTCGAAAATGTCACAACCTGCAATAGTACCGATGTAGTACTGGCGAGCAGCGGCATTTGCTAAGTCTGGTGAAGCACCGAAGTTACCACCAGCGTTTAGTAAACCTTGCTTAAGGTTATAAGCAGCAAGTGGGTGTAGAACTGCTACACAACCAGTTGTTGGTACACTGTTGTTACGAAGTGTTGCCATCGCCTTAAGGATGTGCTGGATTGTAAGTTCGCCTGAAGCACCAGGACCTATATCTGTAGTAGCACTGTCGAATAGAGCAGTTACGCTAGAATCCATAGCAAGTGCTAGGGCATCCCCTAAAATTTTTCCTACATCCTGAGCCACTGCGATTGGTGAACTCTCAACAACAATATCTTGTACTGTTGTCATTGCGCCGTATTCTGCGGCTGTGATGTCAACTGCTGTAGCAGAAACATCTGTGTTAGAAAGGTCTGCGCCACTTGATAGTGCTGCTAGACCTGTTACTTTTGGCCATACTGGAACTGATGCTGTCAAGCCAGGAGTGCCCTGCATGTTGTAGACAGTCACCAAGTTACG